TCATTGCAGGAATTGTCGGATATATGCTTTACAGGCTGGGCCTGAAAGCGTGAGAAATTTGAAAGCTGAAATTTGAAAGGAGCTAACAGGATGATGAACAAGAATTGGTGGAAGGCAGCGGGTATCCGCGCACTCAAGACGGTCGCACAGACGGCGGTCGCGACGATCGGCACGTCGGCGCTTCTGGACGAAGTGAACTGGATTGCGGTCGCTTCGGCGTCGGCGCTGGCGGGTGTTCTGAGTTTGCTGACTTCGGTTGCGGGGCTTCCGGAGGTAGAAAACAAGTGAGCGTGCTTATCGGGCAGGCCAGCATTGATGAACGGGGAAAGATTACCGGCGGCAGCGCCGGTAATCAGTCCGGCTGGGAGCTGAATATCCGGGATTGGTATGCGAACGGCTGGACACTGGTTCTGCGGCCAAAATGGAGAACCACGGCCAAGAAGATGGCGGCGGCGTGCCGCGCGGGCGTGGGAAATCAGCACATCGGGTATGACCAGTGGCAGAGAAACACGCTGCGGTATTACGCGCGGCTTTCTAACTGGAATCTTGCGGCGGTCATAGACGACTGCGAGACGGACTGCTCAGCGTTTATGGCGGTCTGCGCGGAGGCGGCAGGCGTGAATATGGAGCCGACATACACGGCAGGAAACGCCCCTGCGACGTTCCAGATGCGCGAAATGTGGGCCAGAACCGGTGCGTTCGAGATCCTTGATGATGCAAAGTACTTAAAGTCTTCGGACTATCTTCTCGAAGGCGACGTCATCGTCAACGAGTTCCGGCACACGGCGATGGTTCTTTCAAACGGAAGGAAAGCGGAAGGAGAGTTAGAAATGGTTGAAAAGTCGAAAATCATTGTCGACGGGAAGGAATTTACCGTGGACAGGATTTTGAAAGACGGCACGAACTATATCAAGGTGCGTGATCTTGCGGCGGCACTTGATCTGGACGTGTCCAATCAGGGAAGCATTGCAGTTTTGACGAGAAAGTAGGGATGAGATGCAGCGCGGGCTTCCGTTAAAGCCGCGCAGTGAGTGGGAGCACCTTATTTCCGAATGGGTTCATAACGCACTGTATCGGGAGATCATGCAACGGAACATCTGTGACGGGGAGACTGCCGAACGCTTAGCCGAGCGGTACGGGTTCTCTGTAAACGGGATGAAGGGCATTATCAAACGATGCACGGAAATTCTGTTAAAGGCAGGCGCTTAGCGCTTGCCTTTTTCTGTGCTCTTTATGGCCTTTGGCTTGGTTTTTTGTGATAGCGATTTCCCTCAGAATGATAGTAGGAACTGGCCGGTTCACTATCTTTTGGGGGGTATTTTTTATGGAATATGCAAGCAACGGCAAGGCGAACGCCGCTTTGACCACGGGCATTATCGGCACTGCCGGTGTCGGGCTGGGCCTGCTCGGCAATCTTCTCGGCGGCGGCTGGGGTCTGAACCCGACGGCGGCCGCGATGGCTGCGGGCGCTGCGTGCAGTGAGAACACGCCGGTCACGCGGTATGAGCTCGACCGGGAACAGCAGCTGGCGGCGAAGGACTCGGAGATCGCGCTTCTCAAGGCCAACACCTACAACGACCAGAAGTCGCTGGAGCTGTACGCCTACATCGACGGCCAGCTTAAGGACATCCGCAAGACGCTCGGCGATCAGGCTGTGCATAATCAGCGCACCGAAGACAGCTTCGTGCTGGCCCGTCAGGACATCGCGTCGGTCAAGTCCGAACTGCATCGCGAAATTGAGATGGAGGCCGAGCGGCGCTGCTGCGGCGATAATTCTATCGTCACCTACGCCAACGCCACCTTTTATCCCAAGCAGGTCGCAGACGTCACCACTGGCACCACGACCACGGCGCAGACGCTCTACAATCCGCTCCCGAAGTGCGGGTGCTGCAACAACTAAGCCAAAGGGGCGGCAATAGCCGCCCCGCCCTTTTAAGGAGGTATTTTTATGGTGACGATCGATCAGGCGATGCGCGGCGCTGTCCGCTTTATCGAGACGGAGATCCTGCCACACCTTCCAACGGGGAAGGGCATCGGGGCCGGAATCGCAGTTGCGCTCATTATGGATGGCGGGAAGGAGAAGATCCTCTCCCTGCGCAGTCATCCAGTCGTGCAGATGATGGGCGTGATGGATGAAAACGGGAACGTCAACATTGACCGGCTTTACAACGCGGCGCGGCCAAAGTTTGAACAGAAGCTTCCGGTTTCCGTTCCCTTCATCGGAGAGTTGAAATTTGACCAGAACGATGTAGACAAGCTCTACAGGTATATTCAGGAGGCATAATGAAACAGTATATGGACAAGCTCTATGAGCGGCTTTGTGAGTTGATGGAGCGCCCGGCGACGACCGGGAACGCCGAAGAGGTCATGCTTTACGCGAAAACCATCCACGCACTTGAAAAGTTGGAGATGCACGAGCCGTTCACGAAGAAAGACGCGCTTCACTGGACAGAGGGCATGGAAAACAGCGACGGCACGACGGGGCCGCAGTGGACAATGGACGAGACGAGCGCGATTGCCAAGAGCATGGGCGTGTATCTTCCGGGCTGCATCTGGTTTGCGGCAATGAACATGATGCGCTCGGACTACTGCTTGGTGGCGCGGAAATACGGAGTCGACCGGCCGGAGTTTTACGCAGATATGGCGCAGGCGTTTTTGTTTGACAAGGACGCGGGGGAGCCGGAAGAGAAGATTTCGGCATACTATCACTGTATCGCAAAGCCGGAAATCTATTAGCATTTTTCATTAGCATTTTGTGTTCCGGGGATGCATTTTTTCTTCCGGGAATGCACCACGTTTGCCGCGAAAACGGAACGCCAAAAATGGCCAGAAGCATTGGAAATACAAGAAAAACCTGCAATCTCAATGGATTGCAGGTTTTCTTTTTTTGGTGACCCGTACGGGAATCGAACACATAAATAACAAAGCAAATATGCTGAATTATCAATGTACTTTTTTACTTGTTAGCATTTTCGTTAGCATTTTCTTCTTGCTGGCTTGTACTTTCAAAGAACGCGGCCATTTTATTTCGGGCTTTCAGACGATCACATTGAGCCAGATGCGTATAGATTTTACGCATGGTGTTGTAGTCAGACCAGCCGCCCAATTCCATTGTGTCCTGTTCGCTCATGCCGACATGGTAGGCCAGAGAAGCGAAACTATGACGAAGCCCGTGCACGCCAACTTTCGGCAAGCCGTTATTCTCGCAGATCTGATTGACCCGCCAATACAGCGTTGTTGGGTTTGCGGTATAGATCAGCCCGGTTCGCTTTTCCTCTGGAACGGCTTTGATGGCCTCTATCAGTTCCGGAATCATAATCGGGACAACGCGACGGGAAGACGTGTTTTTGTTTTCACTCTTTTTAATGAGTTTGCCATCTTCGTCGAGAACGGAAGAACCGTGCACGGTAATTGTCTTTTCGTTGATATCGACCATTTCGTAAGTCATGGCGAGAACTTCGGAGCGGCGCAAACCATGCAGCGCGAGAAGCGCCGGGATTTCAAAACGGTCTCCCTTGAGAAGCTTGACAAATTTCAGAATGTCGTCTGGCTCCAACCATTGTTTGTCAGAGCGAATGACCTGCGGAAGGCGAATTTCGGGAACGGGGAAATTTGCATGGTGGAGTGCTGACGCCAAAAAACCCCACGCGTTTTTCAACGTTTTTGCAGAAATGCTTTTCGCTTCGTCGTCAATTACTTTTTGCCAGTCTTTGATGCTATCGGGCGTGGAATTGGAGATAGAAAGAAAACGTGTTTTCTTGATACTGGCGTATCCTCGAACAGTTGCAGGGGAAGCCGTTGCACGGATATTATCTATATAAGCCTGCATCAGATCGGAAATGGTACGTTCTGTTTTCTTTGCTATTTGACGCTTCCCGGCAATGTGCTCGGCCTTGATGAGCTGCGCTTGCTGGATGCATTCTTTCTTGCTGGATGCAGAAACGGGGACACTGACGCCGTTCAGGCGCATTTGGATGAACCATGTGCCGCTTGGCAGCTTCTTAGGCTCTGGTACTTTCATGGCTACAACCTCGCGCTTGCTGTGATCTGGATGGCCCCGGCACGGAAAATGCCGCCGTTCGGAAACACGAAGCGGTCTATCAGAATGTAGGCGAGAAATACGGCAAGAATGAAAATCACTGTAAGAGACCAGCGGTGGGAGTTCTTGAGATTATCATAACGCATGGCGTCCATAATGCTTCGCTGCTGCGCGGCCTGAAGCTGTAAATTCAGCTGCTCATATGTAAGCTTGTCCCCTTCGGCAATCTGCCGCTGTTGGAGAAGGGCGGACATCGGAACCTGTAATTCATCGGCGATCTTCTGCAAAGCCGAAGACGGCACGTCCGAGCCGTTCTGATAGCGGCTTAGCGTCGATATTGGGATACCGGTCTTGGCCGAAAGCTCTGTCAGGCTCAAACCGGCTCTTTCTCGCTCGTCTCGGATGAAATTTTGCACATTTTCCATTTTCCAACGACCTTTCCACGTATTTTTCGCACGTTTCCCGCTTCTGCTTCTCGACTTCCCATGAAAAAACAGATACGCTGGGAGTACGGGCGGCTCCCACTACTGCCCAGCAAACAAAGACCCCGCCGCTCGGTGGCTCGGCGGCGGGGCAATCTCAAGATTCTCTGTGCCGCTCTTCTGCGTCGATATGTCCATGAACCATCATCATAATTGCTGCAAACGTTAAATACCCAGCTCTGATGTAGAGCCAAAGCATGGAGCCGCCAGCGACTATTCCACGGAAGGAGCCCCAGACTACAAGAGCATATAGGGCAATCGAAATGATACCAACGAAGTAATATCTGAATGCGTGGTTAGACGGATAAATTTTGTCAGATAAATAGACAAGCAACACAGGAAGAAACCGAGCGGATAGATAAACCAAAGATACAAACAGGCTCCCAAATGCCATTGTAAGAAGAATGATAGCAATGGTCGGAAGCGTACCGAGCCAATAAACGAGGTATTGCCCCAATTTACATATCAATTCCGATATGAATTCTATACAAAGAGACATAACGACAGTGCAAATCCATGCGATGGGACGAAGAATCCAGCTTTTCTTTTTCTCCATATAGCACACTCCCTGTCCAATAATTTGGATTTATTCAAAATTCTAGTGTAGAAAGTTGAATATGAAATTTGTGGAATTTTGCATATTGTATTTCCTAAACATCTGTTCTAAAATATCAATACGCCGCGAAGAAAGGAGAACGCAAATGACACGCGAAGAAGCAACGAAATACATAGAGCGTCTGACTTACGACGAAAAGCGACAACTCAGCGATTTGCTAAGAGACCTTGCACAAAAGCGTCAACCTTCTGCATCTCTTCGGGTGTCAAAGAAACCAGACGCGAAATAAGCTCCTCGTCTAAAATCCTCTCGTCCTCCGGGACGGGGGGATTTTTTTCGTCTGTCTCGCCCTTTAGCCATTCAACGGAAACGTTGTATTTGGCTGAAACGACATACAAGTAATTTCTGAACGACTTTGTTTTCCCAGCTTCCCACTCAGAAACAATGTTTGTTGGCGCACCAATGGCTTCACAAAACTCTTTCTTTGCCCCGTGAACATATTTTCCGTTCTCCTTTTTAGGGATGAGAGAAAGCATCCGTTCCAGCATAATATCCATACCATCACCACGTGAATTGTGCAATTCTACAAAAACTAGAAAACTCTAATTTTGTTATTGAATTATTAGAATTTATGAGTTATTATATGAGTGTACCGAGAAGGTACAGCAAAGCAGCCCCTCGGAGAGCGGCAAAAAGCAGTGTTTTCTGAACAATTTCATTGTAACACCGCACCCGAAGAGTTGTCAATCATTATTACTCATATTTATGAGGTTTAGGGGGCGAGAAATTGAATTTGAAGGAACTCCGGTTGAAAGCTGGGCTGACGCAGGCTGAAGTTGCGAAAGAACTGAATGTGAACCAGTCGGCGGTACACCTGTGGGAGACTGGGAGAACACGCATTGCACGGAAGCATCACGAAAATCTGGCGAAGCTTTACAAGGTGACCGTATCTGAGCTTTTTGCGGGAGGTGACGGCAATGCCTAGACAGCTGGTCAAGCGGACGCTTGATTACAACATGTCCATGAGAATTCGGGGAGAGATCAAGGCACAGGGGATCACGGTCGAGAAGGCTTGCGAGTACGCGGGCGTTGGAAGCACGACGCTTTATGAGCTTTACAAGAAGCCGACGAAGTACTTTCCGCAGGCGCTGCGGCTCATGCGGAATCTGACGATTCCGATTGACGATGTGCGGGCGATGATCTGCTACCCGTGGTAGGGAGGCGATGGCTTGAGCAGAAGGAGCTTTGGCGCTTACGTGAAAGCAAGGCTGCACGATCTGGGTATGGCGCAGAGCGATCTTGCAGACTGCTGCAACGTGACGCAGGGCCACATCAGCAATGTATTGAATGGCCGGGCGAGCGCCCGGAATCTGAAACCGGTCATCTATTCTGTGCTGGATCAGTGGGAGGCGCAGAGGAAGGCCAGACGGAAAAAACATATTCCTTAAAGGAGGAAGAAAATAAAACTGTCGTACAGGGAAGGCTTTGCGCTGACCCGGAGATGCGGCAGACGCAGAGCGGTATTTCCGTCTGTTCGTTCCGCGTGGCGTGGAGCGAAAAATACAAGGACACGGAGCGGAAGCTGTTCCTTTCGTGCACGGCGTGGCGCGGGATGGCCGACATGATCTGCGGCTATTTCTACAAGGGCAAGGAAATCGTCGTGGAAGGCTCTTTGCATACCGAAGAGTACACGGACAAGGAAGGCACCAAACGTTCCGCGATCAAGCTCAACGTCGACCGTGTGCACTTCTGCGGAAGCAGGAGCGACGCTGACGGCGCACCCGCTTCAGCCCCGGCAACAGGCGGTTTTACGGAGCTTCCGCCGGGCACAGATGATGAACTCCCGTTTTAAGGATGTGAGTAGATGCAGGCAGAACAGGTAACTGTACCGGAGTACAGCTACACGAAGGCGGATTTTCTGACGACAGTCCCATATGACAAGCTCTTTGAGCTGCATGATCTTCCGTTCCTGTATGAGCAGGCGAAGGTAAAACTGGAAGAGAACGCGCTGGCCGTCGGATTCCGGCAGTTCAAGAAGATGCTCGGTCAGTACGTCAAGATGGAAATGGAGTCGCGGCGGCAAAACCTGATCCCGAACTCCACGGAGTTTGACGGGCAGTTTATGGAACTCAACTGCGGGGTATGGGAGGCGACGGACGTCGGCATTTTCCGCGACACGCCGAACGGCGGCAGGGAGTGCGCGTGCGCCCATCCGATCATGCCAGTGAGAAGGCTTGTGAACATCGACACGAACGAAGTCAAGCTCACGCTGGCCTTTCGCCCGCCGGGCCAGAACAAGCGGTGGCGGACGACGATCGTTGACAAAGCGACGGTCTCCACGTCACGAACCATCACGCAGCTGGCAAGTCAGGGGATCTCCGTGACGAGCAACAGCGCGGGGGCGCTCGTGGATTACCTCAACGACATTGAGAATCTGAACTACGACATTATCCCGGAAGCGAAATCGATTGGAAGACTCGGCTACATAGACGGGGAGGGCTTCTCCCCGTATGTGGACGAGCTGGTATTTGACGGGGATGAGTCGTTCCGGAACCTGTATGCGTCCGTGCGGGCAGGCGGGGACGAAATGGCGTGGTATCAGACGGCGCTCGAGTGCCGGAAGATGTCAATTACGGCGCGGATCATGCTGGCCGCAAGCTTCGCTTCGCCGCTTCTATCCATCGTGGGAGCGCTGCCATTTTTCGTGCACCTTTGGGGCGTGGACAGCGGCACGGGCAAGACCGTCGCTTTGATGCTGGCGGCGAGCGTATGGGGAAATCCCGCGCTCGGCAATCTGACGCAGACGTTCAACGGCACGCAGGTTGGGCAGGAGCGGACGGCGGCGTTCCTCAATCATCTTCCGATGTGCCTTGACGAGCTTCAGCTTACGAAGAACAGCAAGGGACAGACGAACTTTGACGTGTATCAGCTCGCGCAGGGCGTAGGACGGGCCAGAGGGCGCAAGACGGGCGGCCTTGAGAAGACGCCAACGTGGGACTGCTGCTTCCTGACGACGGGAGAGTCGCCGCTCACGAGCCTGTCCAGCGGCGCAGGCGCGGTGAACCGCGTGATTGACATCGAGTGTACGAGCGGCACGGTGGCGATCTCAGACGGCCACAGGATATCGAGCGTTCTGAAGCAGAATTATGGTTTCGCGGGCGAAAAGTTCGTCGAGCAGCTGTATGCCGACGAAAAGACGAAAGACGAGATCCGCAGCATTTATCAGGATTATTTTGCGGAGCTGTGCGCCGGGGACTCGACCGAGAAACAGGCGATGGCGGCGGCTGCGATCCTGACGGCGGATTTCGCGGCGACGGCGTGGTATTTCAAGGATGATAAGCAGCTGACCGTGGGCGAGATCCGGGAGTTTCTGGCGTCCAAAGAGGCGGTTTCAGCCGGTAACCGGGCGTATGAGTTTATTTGCGGCTGGGTGGCAAAAAACGCGAACAAGTTCTATGACGACGCGAGCGAGGAAGCGCCGAAGGGCGACGTCTACGGGAAGATCGAAGACGGCTTCGCGTGGATCATATCGACGGAGTTTGACAGGGCGATGCAGGAGGCGGGGTATTCCCCGGCGGCGACAAAGAGCTATCTGAAGTCAAATAATCTGCTGCTGGTCCGCGGGGGCGGGAAAGGGATCACGCTTCGCAAGCGCATTTGCAAGACGATGAACCCAAGCTGCGTCGTGGTAAAGCTGCCGCTCGACGATGAATTTGAAGACGACGATGAGCTTTTGCCGCTGTAAAACGCACGGTGTCGCACTTCTTTTACGAAGTGTCGCAGTGGGTGCGACATTTGGTGCGACACTTTTTATGCTAAAAATATTTGCATAATCTATGTATAACGATGAATGATCGGCGCGTTTGCATATTAAAAATTTGAGCTTTTGGAAGTGTCGCACTGTCGCACCTGTCGCACCGAAAAAACAATACTATATAGGAAATAAAAAAATGCACGTTTTCAACTTTTATTTTCCCTATATAGAAACGGTATAAATAGGTGCGACAGTGCGACAAAACCCGGAAACCCTTGCGGCGCAAGGACTTTTTCGTCGCACCTATGGTGCGACACAGGTGCGACGGTGCGACACATGGAGGTGAGAGGCATAGAATTACGAGAGTATCAGGAAGACCTTTTCGAGAAAACCAAAGAAGCGTTCCGGGCGGGACGCAGGCGGGTGCTTGTCGTTGCGCCGTGCGGCGCGGGAAAATCGTATCTCTTCGCGTCGATGGCACAGGGCACAGACGGGGGCGTTCTGGTGCTGGTGCACCGGCGGGAGCTCAAGCAGCAGCATGAGGCGCTTTTATCGCAGCTCGGGATCACGAACACGAGAGTCAATACATACCAGACAGAGCGGAACCGGCTGGGACAGTATCCGACGCCGCGGCTGCTGATCGTGGACGAAGCGCACCTGTCCCGGAGCCGCGGATGGTCTGAGATTGTCGAGTATTACAGCACATGGACTGTGGGACTGACGGCGACGCCGGTACGGCTCGACGGAAAGCCGCTGGGGGATATCTATTCGGCGATGGTGCAGGGCATTACCACGAAGGAGCTCATTGCGCAGAACAGGCTTTCGCCGTATGAATATTACGCGCCGGTGACGGTCGACACGGACAACCTGAAGGTTCAGGCGGGCGACTTCCTGCTCAAGGACTTGGAGCGGCTGATGTCTGACCGGGCGATATACTCGGACGCGCTCAGGTCTTGGGAGCGGATCGCGGGCGGTGAGAAGACGATTGCATACTGCGTGTCCGTGAACCACGCGAAGGAAACGGCCCGTGTTTTCTCAGATGCCGGGTATCCCGCGGCCGAGATCGACGGAACGACGCCGGAGAAACAGCGGACACAGATCATGCAGGACTTCCGGGATGGAAGAATCACGGTGCTCTGCAACGTCGGGATCATCTCCGAGGGCGTGAGCATTGACGATGTGACGTGCTGTTTGCTGCTCCGGCCGACGGAAAGCCACGCGCTCTACTGGCAGCAGGCGATGCGGTGTATGCGGTACTTACCGGGGAAGACGGCGAAGATCATCGACTGCGTCGGAAATTACGCGCGAAATCCGCTTCCGGACGCTGACGTGACATGGAGCCTGACGGCGTCCGTGAAGAAACCCTCGAGGATGAACGCGGCAGGGGACTTTAAGATCCGGACGTGCCCGAACTGCTTCATGGTGTTTCCGATGGCTCCGGAGTGTCCATACTGCCACACGCCGTATCCGATGCACCCGATGGAGATCAAAGCGCACGAGGAAATCGAGCTTGAGCGGATCACGGAGGAAAAGAAGCGGGAGCTGGAGCGCGTGCGGAAGCGGCAGCGCATGGAAGTCGGCAGGTGCAGGACGTTTGACGAGCTTTTGAGAATCCAGAACGAGCGCGGCTATAAGCAGGGCTGGGCGTTCATTCAGGCGAAGGCGAAGGGAATACCGATACGAAGGGGGATCACATGAACCGGGAAACGATTTTACAGAATCAGATCATTGTGGCACTGTGTGCGAGCGGCTGCGTGGCGCGGAACCACACGGTAGGAAACTTCTGGACAGGCTACGGCGGGCGCGTGAACGTGGGAAGCCACGGAGACGCGGACATCTGGGGCCATAGAATTTCGGACGGGAAGGCGCTGTATATCGAAGTAAAGCTTCCGGGTGAGCATCCACGGCCCGATCAGCAGAAGTTTCTGGACACGATGGCGCAGACAAATGCACTGGCCGGTGTCGCGCACAGCGTAGAGGAGGCGTTAAGCATTGTCAACCGCGGGAAGCCTTCCGTATGAGGCGCAGGCGGCCCGTGGGGAGCCGATGCCGGACGACCTGACATTCCCGGACATGGTGATGTATCAGGCACTGGCGGCGCTCTATGGGCGCTACAGGCAGAAGACGATCACGCGAGACCGCGCGAGCTTTGAGAAGAAAGCGCTTCTGAGCGAGTACGAGGCTTTGAAATTCAAATGGAGTTTGGGCGATCACTGGGCGCAGATTCTGAAAGCAACGGAGGCGGCGCGGTGCGCGTATCGGAAGGAAAGGACGCTCGAGAATGCGGATAAACTGGTGCGGGCGTTGGATGGGGTAAGTACATAGGGGAGAGAAAGAATATGAAGAATTTTCTTGCAATTGTTTTGCTATCGGCACTGTTTATCGCGGTGGGCCTGCTTTGCGCGAAGCTCTGGTTTGAGTTTGTAATGGGGCTTCCGGCTCCGCTGTGGTTCAAATTTGCGCTACTGCGATAGGTGGAATGAAAACGGAAGCTGCACCTGATGAGGGTGCAGCTTCTGTTATTCCCACGGGCGGCGGGTTATGTCTTCTTCGTAGGGGATGCCGGGGCGCTGGCGCCTCAACTCTTCCGCTCTTGCAAAAGCTTTTCTTCGTTCTTTGCCGGGGAATACCTCGCGCAGGTCCTGCGTTTTTGTGCCGTCGGAAAGTGTTTTCGCCAGCGTGATAACGTACTCTATATGGCCTTTCCAATGCGGGACGCGCTCGAGCTTCAAGAGATACGTATAAGGCAGCGTTTCCAAGTCGGCATACCGGGCAGCAAGGACGCGGCGGTAGTCCTTGAGATCGTCTACGAGCTTTTCCAGGCGCTTGATGTCCTGCGCGGCGGTCTTATCTCGGTACGCGACTTCGTCGGGCGTGGTAAGCTTCTGAAGCGCCTGCACGAAGATATAAACGCGGGTTTCGGCTTGCGGCTGCTCGTGCCCGTACTGGTTCAGAAGATCGTGGTAGCTCATTCTGCGTCCACCTTTTCAGCGTGGATGTCGTACAGATGCGCAGCGGCATTTGCAAAGCTGACTAAGTCAGACCCGGTCATTAGCTGTTGCGTTGCGTCTTCAATCCAGCTGTCAATGATGGATACCGTGTAAAGCGCGTTGCGGTCGATGTCTGCAAGCTTAAAGTTCTTCGCCATGATGTGCACTCCTTTCATTCGCGGGGGGCGGCTTACGCCGTCGCCCCGATCTTTTCGTACTTGGTGGACTCGCCCGCGGCGGTGTAGACCTGAGAACCGTACTTGCGGCGGATGTCGGTCATCGTGGACTTGCCGCGCCGCCAGTGCTTGCCGGGCTCTTCGTGATGCCAGTACCAGAGCTTCTTATTATTGCTCCAGCGGCAGCCAGCAGCCTTCAGGCCGTCTTTGTTTTCGCGGGTATTGCCACCGATCCAGAGCCATGAGCCGCAAAGCTCGATCTCCAAGCCGCCCATGCGGACAAGCACGTTGATGATCTCGATGAATTCGGCCGGCGTTTCGGTGGTCTGGTGGTACTCGTCGGCGCTGGCGTTGTGCTGCTTTTTCAGAAGCTCGTGAAGCGTTTCGTATTCGGCGTTGATCGCCTTCATGATCTCGACGTCACCGCCCCGGTCGGGATGGTTCGTAAAAGCAAGGCGTCTGTATTCTCTCTTGAGCTCGTCCAGCGTGTTGGTGTTCGTGAAGTATTTCATGTTGTTTCCTCCCCGGCGATGCCGTCGTTGTGTTTTGATGGCTCAATCATAAACGTTAACGGTTATTTCGTCAAGAGGCAAGTTGCACAAAAGTTAACGGTTATTTCTGGTGAATTTTATACGTTGACGGTTACGCGGTGAAGGTGTATACTCGAGAGGAAGCGAGGTGACGCAATGGCAGTCAGCGACGCGCACAAAAGAGCCTCGGCGAAATGGAACGCCAGCCGGGACAATATCATGATCCGCCCCGAGAAGCAAGAGGGGCAGAAGATCAGAGACGCAGCCGCCCGCGCAGGGCAGAGCGTCCAGACGTTCATATTAAACGCGGTAAGGAGGGAAATTGAACATGGGAATGACCGATAAGCAGTTTCAAAGCTGGGTGCGGTTCCTGCTCGCGATGCTGAAAGATTATATCGCGGAGAAAGACCCGAAGAAGAAGGAAGCAAAGCTTTCTGAGATCGTGGACAACCTGCAAAAGACGTTGGAAGACTGATACAAAGCCCCGCACAAGATCATCTTGTGCGGGGTATTTCTTTGCCCCTTGGGAAGCATGATTTGCAATGTTCTAGTATTATTCTGGACTTATGGTATGCGAATAATGCTGCGCCCTGAATAGGGCCAGATTTGATAAGGCCAGACACTGCGGCTGGGCTGTTTTGGGCGCTGGGAAATCCTGAAAAATCTTGTCAAGCCCCTGCGTCCACTATTTTATAAAATTTTGTGCATATCGGCTTAAGGCAGCCGGGCACAAAATAGATACAAAAGTCCGCAGTATTGGACAGATAATATGCTACAATGATCTCAGAAAGATCAGGAGGTCATTGGCATGGCACGAGCAGAGGGCATCACGTTTCAGGAATTTCGCACCCGGTTCAGCACGGAGGACGCCTGCCGGACGGAACTGTTCCGGCTTCGGTTTCCAAACGGCTTCGTCTGCCCGAAATGCGGCTGTACGGAATATTACCCAGTTCGCGGACGAAACACGTTCCAGTGCCGCGCCTGTCGGCATCAGACCTCCGTTACCGCAGGAACCGTTATGCACCGCACGCATCTGCCGCTGACCGTCTGGTTCTGGGCGATTTATCTCTGTGCCACGGACAAGCGCGGCATTTCCGCCGTCCAGCTGAGCCGCACGCTGAACATTTGCTATGAGTCAGCATGGTATCTTTTGCACAGAATTCGCCACGCAATGTCTCAAAGAGACGAGAACTACGTACTTTCTGGCATCGTTGAGATGGACGACGGCTACGTGGGCGGCGCAACGCACAATGGAAAACGTGGCCGTGGGACGGACAAAGCAAAGATCGTTGTAGCGCTGTCAAAAACGGAAAACGAGGCGGCACTGTTTACGCGGATGCAGGTCGTGGAAGACGTCACCGGCGGCACGCTCAAGCAGGTCGTCAACAAAGCTGTTGCACCGGGCTCAAAAATCGAATGCGACGGCTACAGAAGCTACCGGAACTTGTCCGGCGTGGAGCTGAACGCAAAAAAGTATGAACCCGGCGATCTGCACTGGCTGCACAAAGCCATCAGCAACCTGAAAGCGTTCCTGCTCGGCACCTATCACGGCCGCTGCCAACAGCTCCAGGCGTATCTGGACGAATTCTGCTTCCGCTTCAATCGCCGAAAAACCAGAGATCAGATCTTCAGCCGCCTCGCAAGGGCCGTAGCGACATCTTGTGCCCAGCTGCGTTAAGCCGATAAGCACATAAAATTTTTTCAAATCACGGTTTGGCCTGTGTTTTCAAGGCTTTTTTGCCCGAAAAAATCAATATTTTTGGGAAGTTATAACTGCGTTTTTATTTATGGCCTGAAAATCCGTGGTATATATACGTATGGGGAAGACTATACCGGTTTCCCATGCCGGAAGTTCTGATTTCTCCGAAAATTATGAGTGAATGCGTTTTGGTTCGAAATGTTCGGGAAGGAGGGTAATATGGCTGGGAAAGCTGCGTTTCCGCTGAGCTACAAGCAGGTAGTGAAGGCGATTGAGGAGTATAAGAGCAAGGTTGAATCCGGGGAATATCCGAAGGCTGATTGGTGGCATTTCTGCGGAACGATCGGGATGGATGCCGAAAGTGTGTCAAAGGCCATTAAGAATCCTCCGGCCAATAAAGTAGACGTCTCGCGGGAGCTAAAAAAGTTTGCTACGTGGATCAGGGGGCAGTACAACACCGCGCCGGGATGGTCCGGGCCGAACAGCTCGAAGTCGATCTTCGCCAATAAGCAGGATTTCGACGGCTGCAAGATGATCGATAAAGCAGATGACGGCAAGGGCACCGGGGAACTGACGATCAATATCGAGTTTGGAGGGTCAAAGACGGCCTTCAAGTAGCGAACGCAACCAAATATCTATTTTGTTGCGTTCATATTTTGCAAATAGTTCGATATACACCGAGTTTTATGTAGATAAGAGAACTATATATGTCCAAGTGGACATAAAAAGATTATGGTCTACTATTCTTCGGCATAATGCCGAGGCGCTTGGCTGGCGTGCGCTGGACGCCTTGGCGGGCGATAAAGAGGCCTCGCGCAGGCCAATAAGCCCCCGCGCGATTTTTTTGAGGGCCTGTGCGCGGGAAGGCGATTTTGGGTATACCCCCGGTCACGATGAATGGGCAATGGGAGGGGGTAGCGGAAAAACAGGGGGGCGTGTCTCTTAGTATGTATAGTTATATACAGCTCCCCCATATGGCCCCTTCCATAGCTTTTCCCTCATACTTCCAGATCAGGGTAGCGGAAAAATGGCGGCACCCTTCTTGATAAACAGAGCATGAAATTTTTCAAAAATCCTGTGTTGACCTTGGCGGTCAGTTTCAAATCCTCCTTTCTTTGGCGTCCCGGAGCAATCCGGGCGTCAAGGTGAGCACGGGAGAAAGGGCAGTGTATGGCGAGAAAGCAAACTGCAAAAGGCGGGGCAATCACGCTGAATCTGGGCTGTCCGAACAGTGAGCCACAGAAGAAGTTCTTTGAAAGCCGGGTAAAGTACACGTGCTACGGCGGGGCCAGAGGCGGCGGAAAGTCGTGGTGCACGCAGAGAAAGCCCGTGGGTGGGTGCATCGAATATCCGGGGCTCCGGATTCTGGTCATCAGGCGGCGGTATGAAGATCTTGAGAACTCCGTCATCGATCCGATTTTGAAGCTGATTCCGGAAAGCCTTGCTACATACAACGTGCAGAAGCACCTTCTGACGTTCGTTAACGGCTCGAGCATCAAGTTCGGCAACATGGATGGGTACGGTTCAGCGGTCACGGGCAAGTATCAGGGTCAGGAATACGACTGGATTTTCATCGAAGAGGCGACACAGTTCACAGAGCAGGAATTTCGCGGTATTGCGGCGTGCTGCCGCGGTGCAACACCATTTCCGAAGCGGGTATATCTGACCTGCAACCCCGGCGGCGTCGGGCATCAGTGGGTGAAGCGGATCTTCGTTACAAGAGATTTCCTTCCGGAAGAGAACCCGGACGATTATTTGTTCCTCAAAGCGACGGTCGAAGATAACGTCGACCTGTTGAAAGGCTCGCCGGATTATGTAAATGCGCTGAACCTTCTGCCGGAGGATGTCCGGCGGGCGCACCGGTTCGGCGATTGGGATGCGCTGTCTGGCGGCTTTTTCCCGGAATTCACGATCAAGACGCACGTCATTGCACCGTTCGCGATCCCGCCGGGATGGGCGAAATACAGGGCGTTTGACTATGGCCTTGATATGTTTGCGTGTTTGTGGCTGGCCGTGGACTATAATGGCAGGACGTATCTGTACCGGGAATATTCCGAATCGAGGCTTATCGTCTCGCAGGCGGCAAACGCGGCCATTGTGTCGACGCCGCCGGGCGAGAGGGTAGAGTACACGATCGCACCGCCGGATATGTGGTCGACGCAGAAGGACACTGGTAAGACGATGGCGCAGCTGTTCGCGGAAAGCGGACTTCCGGTCGTCAAGGCGAATAACTCGCGCGTGCAGGGCTGGATGGCGGTCAAGGAGCTTCTGAAGCCCTTAAGCGACGGAAAGCCGGGGCTTCTGGTGTTCAACACCTGCAAGGGAATCATTGACGATCTGATGGCAATCCAGCACGACGACAAGAACCCGTCGGACTGCGCCAAAGAGCCGCATGACATCACGCACCGGCCGGACGCGCTGCGGTATTTTTCGCAGCTTCGGACGCTCAAGCCGGAGCAGCAGGTTACCGCGGAGGAAGAAGAACACGAGGAAAGCTACAGCGATTACATGACCGGCGGAGAGGCCGACAGCAGCTATCTGAATTTCTAGGAGGGGCTTATGACAACGCCTGAATGGGTATTTTCCCGAGCCATCCATTTGATGGACGAGCAGAACGAGTCGAGCGGCGCAACGTCGACGCAGGATACGCAGGAATACCGGCTTCGGACGCTCAGCATCCTGAACGTCATGCGGCACGAATTGTTCCCGTATTCCGATACATTCCAGACGGGAGACGACGGAAAGCGGGCCGTCTGCCCGGAACTGACGGATTTCTCGGATGCCATCGGGCTGGACGATGTCATCGCGCAGGGCATCATGCCCTATGGGCTGGCCGCGCACCTGCTTCTGGGTGAAAATGACTCGATGGCGAGTTTTTTCAACGAGCGGTATTCCGAGCTTGTCGCGACGCTCGCGGCGAAGAAGCCTTCCGTCTGGGAGGAAATTACTCCGTATTACGGATTTTGAGTAAACAGCGGCCTACCAGAGCCGTGAATATGGCCTACCAGAGCCAGAAACAGGAGGAAGAAGCATGGATGAATTTATGGACGAAGAGTTCGGCGTAGACCTGAGCGACGTCGTTTCCGACGATGACGGCAACCAGACCGAAGAGGAAACCAGCGAGGAAACAGCCGAAGAGCCTGAAGAAACGGGCGAGCAGACAGAATCGCAGGAGCAGCCGGAGGAAGAACCCACGCAGGAATCGCCGGAAGAGCTGTTTGATCTGAAGTTCAACAAAGAAATCCGAAAGGTAAACCGTCAGGAGGTCACGGAGCTTGCCCAGAAGGGTTTGAACCATGACCGGATCTTGGAGCAGAGAGACCACCTGCAGCAGGAAAATGCCGAGCTTTTGAAGTTCAAGCAGGAAAACGAGGCGATTATTGGTCTACTGGACGCAGCGGCCCAGAAATCCGGCACAGACAGGGATACGTTTTTGCAGTCTGTCCGGGAAAATGCCTACGTTTCGCAGGGACTCAGCCGGGACGCGGCGCACGAGAGAGTGCTTCGGGAGGACGCAGAGCAGCGGCTTTCCAGAAGCGAAAAGCTCGAAGCCGAAAGAAACCGCTCACAGCAGTCTCAGCAGGAGCAGGAACAGGCACGGCAGCAGGATATCGACCGGTTTTTGAAGCTCTATAAGAACGTCGACCCCGGTACAATACCGAAGGAAGTCTGGGACGACGTGAGAAACGGGGAAACATTGGTTTCCGCGTATGGCCGGTATGAGAACCGGCAGCTCGCCGAGAGCAACCGCAAGCTTCAGGAGAGCATCAACGCGCTCAAGCAAAACGAGAAAAACAAGCAGAAAAGTATCGGTTCCGCGAAAACAGAAGGAAAGGAGACGGCGAAGGACCCGTTCCTTGAATACCTGTTGAGCGACGATTGACAGGAGGTAAAAAATGTCGAAAACCATTAACCTTGCAGAAAAGTATTCTGACAAGGTACAGGAAAGATTTTATCAGGATTCGCTGACGCAGAGCTCTTTTTCGAAGGATCTCGATATGGAGTTCGTCGGCGTCAGAACTGTTAAGCTCTACGAGACGCGCACCGCGCCCCTGAACGACTACACGCGTTCCGGTTCGAACCGCTATGGCACGCCGCAGGAGCTGGCTGACAGCATCTACGAGTTCCAGATGAAGCAGGACAAGGCGTTCACGTACACCATCGACAAGGGCAACGCGAAGGAGCAGTTCAACATCAAGTCCGCCGCGACGAGCCTGAAGCGTGAGATGCGCGAGGTCGTGACCCCGTACATCGACAAGCACCGCTTCAAGACCTGGGCGACGAAGGCCGGTATTCACAAGGCCCTGTCCGCGGCCCCGACGAAGTCCACCATCGCGGGCATCATCATGGACGCTACCTGCGCACTGGACGATATGTTTGTCCCGCAGAGCGGCAGAACGCTTTACATCCGCAACGACCTTTATAAGGCGCTCAAGCTCTGCGACGAGTATGTCAAGCTCGAGGGCATCGGCACGAAGTCCCTTGTGAAGGGCGTCGTCGGCGAATTTGACGGTATGCCCGTCAAGAAGGTTCCCTCCAGCTACTTCCCGTCGGACGTTTACTTCATGATCGTTCTGAAGGACGCGGCGATCTCGCCCATGAAGCTGAACGATTACAAGATCCATTCTGACCCGCCTGGTCTGTCCGGCGATCTGGTCGAAGGCCGTATCATGTTCGACGCTTTCGTGAAGCCCACGAGAGCAGACGGCATCTATGTCGGCTGCAAGGCGGATACTGCCGCGGAAACGCCGACGATCGTCATCGCGTCGAACGCCGCGACGATCACCTCGGAAACCACCGACGCGGTCATCAAGTATACCACGGACGGCAGCGACCCGCGCTTCAGCGATACCGCGCTGACGTATTCCTCGACCAGCAAGCCGACGCTTGCGGCGGGCGATACCATTAAGGCCGTCGCGACGAAGTCCGGCCTGTATTGGTCCGGCGTAGCAGTCGGTCAGAACTGAGCAATAGGGGCGGCGCACAGCCGCCCCTTTCCCCGATTGGAGGAAGTATGGCAAAAATCGTAACTTCGGACGTCGCGAAGGTTTTGCAGATCCAGAAGTTTCTGGGGCTCAATGAGTCGAAGGACGGCGACACGCAGCTGAAGGTCGGCGAGGCGTCCAAAATGGAAAACTGGCAGGTCACGCCGCAGAACCACCTGAAGGTCCGGCCGGGGATGCAGCTTGTGAAGAGCTTCACAGGGGCCGTGAGGGGCTTGTGGTGCGGCTATGTCGCGGGGAAGGAAACTATCCTCTGCGCGGCAGATGGCGGCGTGTGGGAGATTGCGGAAGTCAAGAGACAGCTCGGAACGCTCACGGACGCGCCGACGACGTTCTTTGGCTTTAACAACAAGGTCTATATTCTGAACGGGCATGAGTATCTGTCGTGGGACGGGACCGGCACGGTGCAGACCGTGGAAGGATACATTCCGCTTGTCGTGACGGCGGCGTCTCCGAAGGGCGGCGGCACGACGCTTGAAAATGTGAACCGGCTGACCGGCAAGCGGCGCGTCCGGTTTTCCGCTGACGGAGAGAGCACAGAATATGTGCTTCCGGAAGGTTCGCTTGTCTCCATCGACCAGATCTATGTGGATGGGACCTTGATGAGCAGTTCGCAGGTCACGAAGGACAAGACGGGCGGCAAAGTCACGTTCACCACGGCCCCGCAGACGGGAAACAATAACGTGGAAATTTATTATACCGCTGAGAATACGCTGCGTTCGCAGGTCACAGGAATGCGGTATTGGGAGTTTTTCAACGGCGCGAACGATACGAGAGTTTTTCTGTATGGAGACGGCACGGCGAAGGCGCTTTACTGCGGCATTACATCGGAGGGAGTCGCTTCGGCGGAGTATTTCCCGGATCTTTATGAGATGACCGTGGGCGATGAAAATACGCCGATCACGGCGATGGTCAAGCACTATGACAGGCTTCTGACCTTCAAGCCGGGCAGCGTCTATGCGACGGAATACTCGGCAACGACACTTGCTGACGGGGCAGTTTCGGCGGGATTTTACACGATTCCTTTGAACCGGGAGATCGGCAACGAAGCGCCGGGACAGGTAAGGCTTGTATATAACTTCCCGCGGTCTTTGTATGCGAGCGCGTTATACGACTGGAAGATGACGTCTTCCACGGTCAGAGATGAGAGAAACGCGAAGATGGTCTCCGAGCGCGTCAGAAGCACGATGCAGAAGGCGGACCCGAGCAAGGTTTTCATCTTTGACGATGACAGCAAACAGGAATATTACGTTTTTCTGAATGACACCGAAGGAACCGCGCTGGTTCACCGGTACATTGAAGACGCATGGTATAAATATACGAATCTTCCGGTCGTCTGCGCGTGCCGGAAGGGAGACGACACGTATTTCGGCACGTCGACCGGAAAGCTGGCGCTCTTTGACGAGATGGTGCACAACGATTTCGGCGAAGAGATCGACTGCGTCTGGGAAAGCGGCAATATGGACTTCGGTTCTGACTACCAGAGAAAGCACAGTTCGGTGCTCTGGGTGAGCCTGAAACCGGCGGCCGGCGCAAGGTGCACGATCTCGGCCCGGTCTGACCGGAAGAGCGAATACGCAGAAAAGACTGTCGCCGCGCAGGTTTTGAAGTTTTCTTCGGTCGATTTCAACCATTTTTCATTCAACACGAACCTGAGCCCGCATATGCGCAGAATCAAACTGAAGGTCAAGAAGTTCGTCTACTATAAGCTTTTGATCAGCGCGGTATCGATCGCGAACGACGTGACGGTTCTGGGCGTGGATATGCGGGTGCGGTTCACGGGCTATGTAAAGTGAGGTTAGTATGGAAATTTTCATGTGTGTGCTGCTTGGAATTTTGAGCCTGTTCATTCTTCTGCACTGCTCGGTGCTGCTTTTGATCGCGGCGTGTCTGTATAAAAAGCGTCAGCCGAAGGCGCTTATTACAGAGCAAGCACCGGAGAAGACAGAAGAAGAGCGCAGGGCGGAACTTGAAATGAAGCTTTTTAACGAGGGTGTGGCAAACATTTTATCGTATGGAAGCCCAAAGGAGAAGGATAGATGAAGAAACCGACGCCGGAACAGGTCCATAAACGATATGACAAGGGCGTAAGCTTTAATACGCAGATCGGGCTATACGACACGGTCACGGAGAACGAGAATTTCTTCATCGGCAAGCAGTGGGAAGGCGTAGAGGCGAACGGCCTTCCGACGCCGGTCTTCAACTTTCTCAAGCGCGTGACGCTTTTCCAGATCGCGACGATCAGCTCGAATAACCTTTCGATGCAGGCGACGCCGCTGAACTCCACGTCCCGGTACGGGCTTTCGCAGCTTGAGCAGGTGACGGACGTCATCAACAAGCAGTTTGCTGAGCTTTTTGAGCGAAACAAAATTGTGACGAAGGTGCGCGAGTTTATGCGCAACGCAGCCGTGGATGGCGATGGAGCAACGTATTCGTGGTTTGACCCGGAGATGGACACCGGTCAGGAAGCGAAGGGCGGCATTGTCACGGAGATCATCGAGAACACGCGCATAATCTTCGGCAACCCCAATGAGCGGAACGTGCAGGAGCAGCCCTATATTATCATCCCCATATGGCGCAGACGATCACGATCACGGGACTCAAAGCATCGTACACGGTCGACCCGCAGTGGGACGTGGCGCTCTCCGGCACAGACCCGGACGCGGACACGACGCTGCTTGAGGGCTTCGCTTTGATCCACAACTTCAAAACCGGCGCGAACAGCCTGACCGCGCAGTGCATCGGCGACGCGCCGGAAGTGAATATTCCAGTGAAGGTGGTGGCTTTCGGATGAGCGGGAGATCACCGAGATGGATTCAGTCCATTGTGTTTGGACATTTACGGCTAAGTATTTCTGGAACAACACTTCGAGTAAACGGACTTACTAAGGGTAGTACATATGCATTCCGCATCTATTATAAGCATTCAAGTTCCGGCAACTATGCCTCCACCCGAGAACCAGAAAGCGGGACTGTTACACTAGATGGTGAAACATGGACGTTCGATGCGTCAAGTCTTCTGACGGAAAGCGGGACTTATACAATATATGTAAATGCTTGGAATACAAAAGACAATATAGAAACCAACACGGTTGCATATGCGAAAGCATAGGAGGGGTTACATGGGATTTTTTCTAAGACGAGGCTATGCCCCGCCGCCGTTGCTTGGGGAAATTGAAGTAGGTCAACGAATCAAACTGAATGAATCCGGTGCCCCGGCCGAGTTTTATGTATCCAAGCACGACTATGAAAGCGGCCTAAATGGAGCAGGGAGAACATTGCTTGTTCGAAAAAACGGCCCCCAAGAAGGTTATTACAACTCGGGTAGCAACAGTTTTGAAGGTGGCGCTCTCTGGAATTGGCTCAACAAAACCTATTTACCAACACTTGATACTGACGTTCAGGCGGCAATCGGATCAACAAAGTACTATATTCGCGGTTATAATAGATACGACCAATTATATTCAAGTGTTCAAGAATCTGCAATATTCCAATTGTCCGCGTCGGAACTCGGAGTTTCAGGCTATGGCGGGGCTGCACTACCAATCGCAAGTATACTGCAAGAGGTGACTCTTGATGGAAGCAGCGGAAGTACAATGCAATGGACAACTACCACTATGACAAATAGTTTACGTGTTCTAGTGGTTGCGAAAAATGGAGTTAAAACCAGCGCGAGATGCGACGTTGAGGAGCACCTCTACCGGCCCGCTTTTACACTACCGGCAGAGTTCGTTGTTAGCAAAGATATGCTCGTATAGGAGGACACTATGTATATTACACACGACAATCAGACCTATCCGGGCGTGCGGGTTTACGCCACGACAAGCTCGGTACGGTTTACGGGAGAATCCCTTGCAGAGATTTCGGAGTTGACGGGCCTCATCATGGTGTTCGCCGAAAACGGCTTTCATCTACGCAGCTTTGACCCAACAGATTTTCTACGGCAGGAGATCTTAAACGGCTCGTGGCTTCTGACGAACGTAGCCGCCCCAACGCCGCAGCCGGTCATCGCAGCGCCAGTCACGTATGGTCTTCTTGTTTCCACGGCAAACATGACGCGGTTTTTGATGAAGGGCGCGAAGCCGGTGACAGCAGACGAGATCATCATGTGTTCGGCGCTTTATGACGAGTGGGAACCGGGAAGCCACGTCACAGGAGACGTTTTTACCGTCAGCGGCGACCCGTGGGAGTGCTTCCAGAGCTACGACAACGCAGTGTATCCGGACATCGCGCCGGGCAATTCTGCGTGGTACACGTTCAACAGGCCGTATCACGGCACATCCCGGGCGACGGCGCGGAACTTCGTACATCCGACGGGCGCACACGATATCTACAAAACCGGCGAATGGGCCATTCAGGACGGAAAGTTCACAAAGTGCCTTTCGGATACGTCCTACAGCATGGAGGAATACCCGGCGGCGTGGGAAGTGGAGGAATAAATGGGCGTATACAACATCGGAACCAAAGCTGGATACGACATTTCCGAGTCCCTGAAAAAGAATCTGGGCACGACCACGACGGTCTCTGACGGCTCTTCGTGGACGGCGGATAAGAGCGGAAATATCTGGGTCACGAAAGACGGCGTGACCACGAAGGCGAATATCACCTACAAGCCGACTGGCTCCGGTTACGGCCGGGGCAGCGGCGGAAGCTCCGGCGGGGCCAGTTCCGGCACGACAACAGAGCCGACGACTCCGGCGCAGGATTGGAGTACGCCGGGCGGCTCTGGCTCGAGCTCGACGGTCGACAATGCGGCCAGCCAGCGAGAGGCGTATAACCAGCAGATCCAGGACTATCTGAAGCAGCTCGAGGCAATGCGCGACCAGAAGACGCCGTCGGCGGCTGACCAGTCGTAGTATATCCGGCAGATGTATGAACAGCAGCTGGCGGCCAACAAAGCGCAGCTTGAGAGCGATTATAACCAGAACGTTTCGAATCTCGCGGGCGAAGAGAGCAAAATCGGCTCTAATTACTATGAGCAGCGGCGGCAGACGCAGTCGAACTCTGACCGGGCGCAGGCCAATTATAACGAGATGGCGAACGCTTCGGGGCTCAACACGGGCACGCGGGGACAGGCGCAGCTTGCAAGGAGCAATCAGTTACAGAGCGATCTCACGACGCTCAATAACGCCGAGGCGCAGAACCGGGCGGAAATTGAGCGGCAGCGGACGCTTCTAGGCCAGCAGTATCAGAACGCCATTCAGAAGGCGCAGGCGGAAAACAACATGGAACTGGCGCAGCGGCTTTATCAGGAGGCCGTGAGAGTCGACGAAAGCGTCATTGACGCGTCCAAGAACGACAGCCAGCGGGCTTTGGAAATTCTCAATATGATGCTCAGTCAGATCAGCTCTGACCGAAATCTTGCCTCGGAAGAGGCCAGACAGGCGGCGGAAATTGCGGCGGCCAGCGGCAAGTACGGGCTTTACGGAAAGCTCTACGGGCTTTCGGACGACGTCGTTTCCCGGCTGGAAGAGATCTATAACAAGGAGCTGGCCGACAAGGAGCTTGAGCGCGAGATGGGCATTTACGAAGCGGCGCGGAACAACGGCATCGATCTGAAGCGGCAGTGGTCGTGGGGCTCGAGCACGAACAGGTGGTAAGGTATGATCACAAATAACGGCGAACGAAACCCGAATCTTCAGAAGCAATACGACAGCATCAAAACGACGCCGAAGACCACGACCAAGAAGACGACGGGCAATAAGACCTCCACGGTCAATAAGACCACGACGGCGAAGGTCACGGGCTCTTCGAGCACGAGCGGCACACTGACGACCGTCAAGGAGCAGCCGAAGAAAAGCTCGAACTCTTCCCGGTCTTCGAGTTCTTCGAGCTCGTCGAGCTCGGAACGCACCAAAACCAAGAAAAAGACGCTAAGTCAGGCGGAAAAATCCGCCGCACTGAACGATCTGATGGACCGGGCGACGATCGGAAGCTCGAAGACCTACGGTCTTTCATTTCAGAGCTCGGCCAATAAGACGTATAACCAGAGAAGGCAGTCGCTTCTGGAGCAGGCGACGAAGAATGGATACGCGGTTGGACAGAACACCAGAACCGCGCAGAACTTCCGCAACACGGTCAACCAGAAGCTCGGAAGCGCAATTTTGAGCGGCAAGAGCCCGAGCGAGGCCAGAAGCGCAGAGCAGCAGCGGCTTAAAAAGAGCGCGGCGGCACAGAAATCTGTGCTTCGAGATCAGGAGAAGGGCCGGAATCGGACAGTATCCGAGCTTGACCGGCAGATCAAGGCCATAGACAGCGAACTTGCACCGCTCAAGAACAAAATCGAAGGTCGATACCCTGTAATCAGCGAAAAAAGCGGTAAGACAAAAGAGGCATTGACAGAAGAACGAAGCAAACTGATTCGGAAGAAAAAGGACGTAACGGGTGACTACGGCGTTCTTGATTCCATTTATAACTCGCTGGAAGCCGGTGCGGGACAGTTCAACTCCGGCGTTACCAGTACGCTTCACACAGTGACGAAGAAGGGCGCGGACGTTCTGCGCGCGATAGAATCGTTCACGAACGGCGGCGTAACATGGGATGATTTCAAAAACAGCGGTTGGGACTTTGATAAGCTCAAATTCTATAAGGGCGACTCTCCCGCTACAGATTCTTTGTTTCAGACAATCGAAGATGTAGACAGCTCGACAAAGGCCACAACGGCACAGTTTGCGCAGAAGGCGGCTACGGGATGGAACCAGTACGGCAAGGGCGGCGATATCGCGAACCAGCTGATTCAGGGCACAATTTCGGCGGTTCCGAACGCAGCTCTGGCGGCTATGACGGCGGGCGGCTCTGCGGCGGCGACGCTTACCCCGGAGGCTTCCGGGCTGACGGCGACGGTTGCGAACGCGGTGCAGAAGCTCTCCAAAGACCCGATGTACTGGACGAGCTTCATTCAGAGCTTCGGAAGCGGGTATGACGACGCCATTGAGAAGGGCGCGACGGAAGACGAGGCGCTTCTGGCGACGCTTCTTTCCTCGACGGCGAACGCCATCGTGGAGATCGGCGGAGGCGTGGAGCAGCTTCCGGGCGAGCTGCGCGAAGCGGGGCTCACCAGTACGGATAAAATCCGCAAGTGGGTTTCTTCGTCTTTGGATGAAGGCAAGGAAGAAGTCATTCAGGGTATGATCGAGCGGCTTGTGAACAAGGCCGTGTATGATCAGGACGCGCCGTGGTTTTCGGCAAGCAATGAAGACGCCGTCATCAATCCGCGGCAGTCCTCACAGGAAGGCGCGATGGGCGCGGCCATTGGCGGTATCTTAGGCGGCGGGCAGATGCTCACACAGGAGGTTCTGAACGCGGCAAACCGGAACCGCATTGTAGACCCGACGGCCAGCCCTCTGGATCAGGCGATTCTGGATGCGCTTCAGGGCGTGCAGACGCCGGAGAATGTGACGCAGACGAGAGAAGCAACGGCACTTGACAACGCGATTCTGGCGGCATTCAACGAAAATAGAAATTCCACCACACCTGAACAAACAACAGAGTCGCCGGGAACCGGGCCTGTAAGGTCAGATGCAGTGGAATCTACTACATCTACTATAAACGCTGCTTCCGAGAAAATCAAGGGCGATTTTGAAAAACTGATTGAAAAGAATAAGGGAAAACTGTCTTTCAATCAGTGGGTAGACTACGGAAATTCGCTTCATGGTGAAGACGCGGCTGCATTAAATGCGTTTCTCAACGATATTGAGGCCGGAAAAACGCAGTATAAGTATGATGCAGGCGGCGGCATCCATAAAGTTGACCCAGACAGCCATATTGATAACCGCGATATCAGCGACAGAATGCAGCGCGGCGGGCATTCGTTCCAGTATGACAACCCGGAGCTTCACGAATATATGAAGGAAGCGGCGGAACTGCTCTTGGACGATATTGCAGACTCGACCAAAGGCGAACGCTTCGCCACACCCGTAGAAAACGGGGATAACGGCGGATACTATCACTGGACAGGGACAAAGCGGCGCACCACAAAAGGTATTGCCGAACTGAAAGACCGCTTTGGTATTTCGTGGGACAATCTGGCGCGGGCAGCCGAAAACATCATCAAGGACGAAGGCGCGGAAAACTATGCCGACGCGCGGCGCGTGGAGATTCTGCTCGACGATATGCTCACAAACGGGTATGACTCGATGACACCAAAAAGTGAATCGGGCACGTTTGTCCCGCCGAACGAGGACTATATCCGCGCAAAGCAGCAGATTCCCGGCGCGGATATGCGGCAAAAATCCGAAAATTCGGCGCTCACGTGGCTGATGGAAATGGAAGATGAGCAGAACGCGGCCGAAGAAGCAGCGAAACAGGCAGAAGCCGGTGCCATTTTGAATGAAGACACCAGCGCGGATGAACGCACGTGGCGAGGGGAGCGCCAGAAAACGTCTCCGGCCAGCACGACGGCAGCACAGATTGACGCGCCCGGCCCTGCGCCTTCTGGATTTGACCCGTTGAGTCACGCAAGCAACCAGTACGGCGCGATTCCTCCCGGCGAGAACCCTTCACGCGTGGTGGATATCCCGGCGTCTATGGATGGCGAGACAAAGGTCAGCCGCTTTGCCCGCACGGCAGCAGAGGCGCAGATCACGACCGACGAGATGGTAGGCAGAATCGAGCAGCTGGTGCAGGATGGGAAGCTCAGTCACGAAGTCTACGGCAACAAGCAGGCCATTGAAGACGGCGCAAAGCAGATCGAGCGGCAGTACGCCAGAGGCAAAAGCATCGAGCAGATTCGCAGTGAGTTTGTCCGGGACGCGAACGCCGGAAAGGCGGGCGCAAAATTTGTCTCTCAGGGAACGACACTTTATGCGGACGCCATCGCAGCAGGGGACTATAACGCAGCGTCTGACATCCTTGTTGCGCTGACGGCGGTGGAAACAAACGCTGGTCAGACGGTGCAGGCAGCACGGCTCATGAAATCCTTGACGCCGGAAGGCAGAATCTTCACGGTGCAGAAGATGGTCTCCAATCTGGAGGCGCAGATCAACCAGAAGCGGCCCGCAAACAAGCAGATCGAGATCGATGTGCCGGATAAGCTTCTGGAGACGTATCAGAACGCCGCGACGGCAGACGCGCAGGAAGCCGCTTTGCAGAACATCTATCAGAATGTTGCAGACCAGATCCCGACATCTCTCGGCGAGGCGGCGCAGCAGTGGCGATATTTTTCGATGCTGGCGAACCCTTCGACGCACGCAAAGAACATCATGGGCAACGTCTCCGGCACGGTCGCAAAGATCGGCAAGGACAATCTGGCGGCGCTCATGGAAACGCTCGTTATCGGCGACAAGCCGGGGCAGCGCACGAAGGCGTTCCTGAACCCGGCAAAGGCCGCAGACCAGAACCTTCTGAATATGGCATGGGCCGACTATGATACGGCGGTCGACCTCTATGAGGACAGCATGGGAAAATACTCCAATGCGGCGGGCGACATCAACGACAAGCGCCGGTACTGGAAGATCAACGACCCGCAGAACGCTTTGACGCGCGGGCTTGATAAGGCTTTGAGAGTCGCGGAGAAGGCGAACGAGCTTAACAGCCGGGCGCTGGAAGTGGAAGATATGTGGTTTTCGAAGCCGATGTATTCCGTTGCACTGGCCGGGTATATGAAGGCCAACGGGCTCACGAAGATCACGGACGCGGCCAGAAGCTACGCAATGAGCGAGGCAAAGAGGGGCACGTATAACGATCTGAACGCGGTTTCCAAGTGGGCAACGTCTCTTGGAAAGGGCAGCAAGCTCGGGCGCTTCCTCTCCGGCACGATCTACCCCTTCAAGAAGGTTCCAGCAAACGTCATGGTGCGGACGGTGGAATATTCCCCGCTCGGATACTTAAAGGGCTTGTGGGATGTCGTGCAAATCCACAAAGGAAACCCGGATATTACAGTGGCGAAGGCTATAGATGATTTTGCCGCGGGCACAACGGGAACGGCGCTGCTTCTTGTTGGCGGTATGCTGGCGAAGCAGGGAATCCTTCGGGTGACGGGCGTCGGCGACGACAAGGAAAAAGAGCAGCAGAAAAACGCGTTTGGCGCGAAGGACTTCTCGATTCTTGTCGGCGATACATATGTCCCCATAGACAGTTTGACCTTGACCGGCACGGGGCTTCTCACGGGCGCTCAGATCTGGGAGGCGGCACAGAACGCGCGAAACGGCGATACGCCGATTTCGTTTGATGATTTTTTAGACGCGATGTCCAAAATCACTGACCCTGTCTTTGAACAGTCGATGCTCAGCGGACTGGAGAGCATTTTTACGACAATCCAGAATTCCGGCAAGAATGGGCAGGGCGAAGTTTTAACAAAAATCGGCGTGCAAATTCTCGGCAACTATGTCGGGCAGTACGTGCCGACGCTCATCGGGCGCGTGGCGGCGAGTTTCGACAAGAACCAGAGAAGCACGTACCTTGAGCCGGATGGTGCGTGGGGCCCGGTACAGACGGCGGTGCAGGGTGTGCAGAAGAAGCTTCCGGGGCTTCGGGAGAATATGGCCGTCAGCTACGGAAACTGGGGCGTCCCCGTGGAAGGCAACGGCGCAAACGGTTTTGGAGAAGGCCTTTTCAAAGCGGTCACGCCGGTATACCCCTCCAAGCAGAAGACGGACGCTGTAGAAGAAGAAATTGCGCGGCTTCACGATGTGAATTCCGACTACTCCAATTTCTATGTCCGGCCAAAGAAGAGCATTTCCGTGAATGGCGAAGATATGAAATTGACGTCAGAACAGTACGGGAAATACGTCGAGACGAGCGGCCAGACGGACTACAATCTCCGGAAGAATATGCTGGAAAGCGATATCTACAAGGGCCTTCCGGACGATATGAAATCCAAAGCAATGAGCCTTTCGCAGGAATACGCGAACGCACTCGGCAAGGAAGCGGCCGGCGTCGGCTACGAGAGCGACGAGAAGTGGATCAACGAGCTCAAGGGCAAGAGCGACGAGGAAGTTTTGAAGGCGATCCTTGGCAGGGCCATTGACGCTTCCGGCGGACTCGGAGAAGTGGACGCGAAGAGCGTCTACAGTGGGACGCAGTATGCCGGTCTCAGCGGCGAGGTCATGGACAAGTCTTTGGAATATGCAAGAGTATATGAAAGCGCAATTGAGAAAGAAAAGCTCGGATACCCCATTGAAACAGGATGGATTGCAGAAGCGAAGGGCCTCTCCAAAGAAGAACGGACTGACCTTTTCATCCAGAAGGCGGCGGAAAGCGTCTCTTCGTCGATGGGAGGCAGCAAGATTGAAAATCTCGGTACGATGCTGGATGCGGGGACGATCAACGACGCGGCGGTTTACGCGGCGCTGAGTGCAGATGATCTTGACCGGTATATGGAGGTTGGCAAAGGAAAGCTCAGTACGGACAAGCTCTTGGACGCGATGAGCTACTACAATTCCGATGCGTGCAAGGCGGTGAAAGACTGGAACGGGGACGTTGTCGAAGGAAAGAGTCAAGCCGAAAATTATGTAAACTTCCTTCAGGGAACCGGATGGTCCGACACGGAGAAGGCTGCGGCGTATTTGCAGGAGTACAAGAGCCTCAAGGATATGCCGGAACAGTGGCTTTCCGCCGTGGATGACGATATGGTCATGGGCGCGATCGGGAAAGACGATCTTGCAAAGTGGGATGCGCTCGGCAGGGACACGGTGAGCGCCGAGAAGGTCTTACAGGCGGCTTATAAGTTTGACACGCTGGAATCCGACAAGGACGCGAACGGCAAATCTATCAGCGGCAGCAAACAGCAGAAGTACATTGACTATCTTGACAGCACGGGCATGAGTGAAAAGGAAAAGCGAACGCTCTTCCTTATGCGTTACACGGAAAAGAACTGCCCATATGGGACTGAGGATGCAGCGCCTGCTTCTTCGGCGGCAACTGTCAGCCCCAGCAACGCGGCGGTCACAACGAACGGAAGCGGCTCTTCCGGTTCTGGAAGCTACAGTTCCGGCGGGTATTCCGGCGGCTGGAGCAGAGGCTCGGAAGAAAAGAGTCAGGCCCAGAAGGCATATGAGCGCTTCGGCATGGCGGCAGGAGCCACGGAAGCCATGTATCAGGAGGCAAAGCAGGCAAGAGACAACATTTCCACAGTCTACGACATGGACGGGAACGTTGTGCGCAGCGCGGAAGATCAGTTCGATTCCTGGCTCGAGCGCAGGAACTGGACGCAGGATCAGAAGGACGCGGTACGGGCCGGATTCTACGCGGATACGGTGAAGAACCTTCAGTATCTTTCCTCGGAACTGCGGCAGGGCAATATCAGCGTTGCGTCTGCCAAGAGTGAGCTTTCGCCTACGATGCAGACCGGATGGACACGGAATGTCATGGACACCGGCGCGGCAATGGCCGATTACATCGACGCTTGGGCGTATTTCAAGGAGGCCCCGAACGCCGACGAGCGGAAAGCGCAGGGCTTTGGCACGAAATGGGCTTGGTTCTGCAATTACCTCAACCAGACGGATATGACAGCAGAGCAGAAATACGCTTTTGCGGTCAGCGTGTCCAACTACGCAGACAGCACCAAGCGGAAGATCCAGAAGGCCGTCGGCTGGGACGGGGTATCCTCGGCAGAGCCGACGGCCCCGGAAGAGACCTATGATCTGCGGACGGACGACGGCTATCGCGCGTATCTGAGCCTTCTTCTCAAGCGCACGAGCCGGTATGAGGCAAAAGACGGCTCTGTCTGGACGCTCGGGACAAACGGGGAAGTCGTTGCGCGGACGAA